CCTTCGCTTTTACCTCCACAAAACGAGAGCCGCCCATTTTTGGCCGATTTTAGCCCGCCCAAAGGCCCGCAAATGGCCCCAAAAGCGTCGGCCGCAGAGATCCGTCAAATCATAGAGCGTGAAATGATCCGCTCGCGTTACCTATCACAGAGGCCCGCAAATGGCACGACCTAGAAAGCCGCCAGAAGAACTAGAGCGAAGCGGGGCCTACGACAAGAACCCACAGCGCCGCATCACCGACGCTGCCAAGCCGCTTGCCGGCTGCCCGGTCAAACCTCACGAGGTAGCCGACGATCCCGCAGCGGACAAAGCATGGGATGAGGTTGCCGAGATCCTAAGCGGCATGGGCACGCTATCGCCGAGCTACCAAAAGCAGATGACGCAATACGCGAAAGCATGTGCCCGTGCTGATCAGTGCTGGCGGATCGTCAACGAGGATGGGCTGATCATCCAGAACGAAAAGGGCGTCCCATCGATTCACCCAGCACAGAAAGAATGGGACGCCTTAACCGACAAGATTCTAAAAATCTGCATCGAGTTTGGCCTAACGCCGGCCGCTCGATCGCGGGTCAGAACGGGAAAAACGGAAGAGGATGCCGACCCGGTTTTAGAAATGCTCAAGAGGATGCAAACGAAAAAGGTTGTCGCAGCAAACGGTTGACATACGCCGCGACGTCATGGCATATGCCGAAGGCGTCGTCAGTGGCAAGATAACCGCCGGCAAGTGGGTCCGCCTAGCTTGTGAGCGATTCCTGCGCGACCTAGAGGATCCCGGTGATTATTATTTTGACTGGGACTTGGCCGAAAATGCTTGCCTAATCTTCCCGCTGATCTTTCGTCACTACAAGGGTGAATGGGCGGGGCAGCCGATTGAGCTTTGCGATTTTCAAAAATTTGTAACGGCCAACATAATCGGATGGAAACATAAACAAACCGACTTCCGACGCTTCCGTCGTGCTTTTGTGTCGGTTGCTCGAAAGAACGGAAAAACAACATGGGCGGCAGGGCTTGCTATCCTGTTCGCATTCTTTGACGGCGAGGCCGCTGCCGAAGTATACATCGGAGCGACCAAGCGAGAGCAAGCTGCGATCCTATTCACTGACGCAAAGCAGATGATTGCGGCATCGCAGACATTAAGCAAGCACGCCGACAGCCGCGTTAGTGTTATTCAATTCCCCGCGACCCATAGCCTTATCAGGCCGCTCGGAAGCGATAAACCTTATGACGGTTTGAACCCTCACGCCATCTTTTTAGACGAGTTACATGCTTGGGTAGAACGCCACCGAAAATTTTATGACACGATGCGGACTGGATCCGGTGCAAGGCGGCAGCCGCTGCTCTGCACAATCACCACCGCTGGAGACGACAAATCGGAGCTATGGAAAGACGAAGTTGGATATTGCAAACTAATCCTCGAACAACAGGCAGCGGATCCGCAGCTATTCGCCTATGTCGCCGAACTCGATGATGATGACGACCCGTTTGACGAATCAACATGGATCAAAGCCAATCCCGGCCTGGGGCAATCGGTGAAGCTCGATTATCTACGGGAGCAGGCCGCAGAGGCGAAAGCCAAGCAAACGGCCAAGAATCGTTTCTTACGTTACCACTGTAACCGCATGACATCATCGACAGAGCACGCCATTGACGTGCGGCGATGGGATGAGCTTGGCACCGGATTAACTGAATGGGAAGACGCGGACGCAATCGCAGCGGGATTTGACCTGGGCGGCCGTGACGACTTGGCATCGTGGGCGGTGGTTGCACGGTTCAGGGTTGGCGAAGATGAAGACGAAAGGCCGATCTATCGCTACGAATGCAAGCAGAAAAGTTATATGTTTGCCGATACCCGCCGCGACTTGTCGCTACAGCCTTTCGCGTCGTTTATTTCGCAGGGGCTAATTGACGTCGGCAAGTATGCTCTTGATTCACTCCGGGATGACTTGATCAAAGAATGCGAAGATTGGAGCATATCGGAAATTGCATTCGACCCTTATCAGGCAAATGTGATTGCGGGGCATCTTGAGCAAGAAGGGCTTAAACCTATTCGTATGCCTCAGAATTACCTTCATTTTAATGAGCCTATCCGAGCATTCTTGCAAGCCATTACCGAAGGGCGATTCTCACACAGCGGAAGCGATTCCCTGCTAAGATACTGCGTACAAAACGCGGTAATCGTCAGGGATCGGGCGGATAGATGGATGTTTGACAAATCAAACAGCCGCGACAAGATTGACCCGGTGGTTGCGGTGGTCATGGCATTTCGTGCTTGTATGAGCACGCGAGCACGGGCACACGGTTCGATGTTTATTAGCTAAAGGAATAACTATGGCAGGACTGCTCAACATCGGCCGCATTTTCAACGGTTGGTTCGATGCACTTGTAAACGATGAAAATAAAAAGATTGTTTCGCCAGTAAAGGCGATGAGCTATGCACCGGTATGGTATGCCGTCAACAAGATCAGCGGGCACATGGGGCAGTTGCCGCTAGTGCTCCATCGCGGACTAGAACGCGGGGCAGAACGTGCGACCGATGACTATCGTTACATGCTTTGCAAAAAGCGTCCAAACTACTATCAGACGCCAATGCAATTTAAGCAAAGCTTGCAGGCGAATTGCTTAATGTACGGCAATGGCTTTGCGTGGATCAGGCGTGCCGGCACTACCGCGAACTCTCGCATCCTCGACTTGCTACCGCTCGACTCTGCAAAGATGGCGATCGTCATGTGGCAGGGCGAAAAGTGGTATCTATACGATTCGCACAAAGATGAGCCGATTCGCAAGTATCGATCGGTCGACATGGCCGGCGATCCCGACATCCCCGGCAGCGGCGGGCTGATGGTGATTTCCGATAGTGAAATGTGCCACTTTCCGGGGCTTGGCTTTGATGGGTTTGCAGGGTTTAGCCTATGGAAGATTGCAAACGATAATTGGGCGATCGGTATCGCGGCTGACAAACTGATGAAAAGCGGATTCGACAAGGGTTTTCGGTCGTCGATGCTGCTTGAGGCACCGGCCAACATGTTCCGCGACGAAAAGCAGGCACGTGAGTTTCTCGAAGGGTTTCGCAAGCAGCATGGCGGACCGGACCAGAACGGCAACATTGGGCTACTGCGCGAAGGCATCAAAGCTAACGTTGTGTCGATGAACAGCCGAGACGCTGAAATCAACGACAGCCGACAATTTAGCCGCGAAGATGTGGCACTGTGGTTTAGTATCGAAACGATACTTGGCGATGATTCGACATCGTATAACGGAATCGAACAACGTACGCTAGCATATCTATCGAACTGCTTGGCAAAGTGGCTCAAGACCTGGGAGGAGGAACTTGACCGCAAGCTGTTGACCGAACGCGAACAAGCGGCGGACGTGCTCTATTTCAAATTCCATGACCGGGCACTACTTCGGACTGACTATTCAACGACGATCAACAGTTTGTCGACGGGGATCAACGCCCGTATCTATTCACCGAATGAGGCCCGCGAACTACTTGACCTGAACCCATACGAGGGCGGCGACGTCTACGCTAATCCGGCTATCACTCCGGGCGCCGGCGATGAGATGGACGAAGACGACGACCCCGAAGACGACCTAGACGAAAGCGACACCGGGGCGCGGGCAATGCGTGTAGTCATTTCGCGGGTGCAATCGGTAGAAAAGAATCGAGTCATCAAAGGATGCAAATCGAAAAACTTTGTCGATTGGGTCGATGGCTTCTATGCTCGATTTACCTCGACAATTTCGGACGCTATTCGGCCGCTGCTAGACGATCGAAGCGAGATCGCAGCGGAGACGATTGCAACCGAGTACACTGAGGCCAGTAAAGCGGCACTGCTTGACGCTGCCGGTAATGCCAAAGACGAAACCGAACTCGTTGCCATCGTTGGCGAAACGGTTGCGGGCTGGGATTCCCGTGTTGACCAAATCCTGAACGCTATTTCGGAGCAAAATAGCAAATGACCGGCACACAATCGCCAATGGTGGCAACCGAATTACGCTTTAACTGGCTAAACGACCATGCAGACGGCTGGCAATTCGGCGAAACGGGCATCCTTGAGGCACTTTCGGAGCGTTTTGACCCTGATTTAGCGGTTGAAATTGGGGCTGGCGACGGTCAATCGTTACCACTTACGCTTGGCTTTTTGCTTGAAAAAGGCGTTAAGACAATGCTTTTTGAGGCCGACGAACTACGCCAAAACGCCTTAAAAATGACCAAAAAGAACGCCATTATCATGGGGGCATTTGATGTTAAGCTTTTGCAGGGCTATGACCTAGTTTTTGGCGCAAAGCTTGACAAATCATTTGTTGTTGTCGACGTCGACGGGCAAGATTGGCCGATTGCTGAGGAAGTACTGAAATGCGGTAAGCCTCAAGTCATGATGATTGAACACTACGACGAATTCGGGCCGCGGTACGGCAGGTGTGAACCCGAAGGGCTACCGCCGCGGTGGTGCCTTGGTCTGCTTGTCGATGGATTTTCGATTCAGGCGCCAGCAAAAGAAATTGAAAAACGCATTCGCTGGTACGGCTACACGCTCATCGCAAAAAGCCGCGTGAACTCTCTTTTTGTCCGCAACGATCTATTGCCAAGCTTGGAGGGCTGCTGATGTTTTCTTACAACACGTCAACGAAAGAGATTTTTCTTTACGATTACATTGGCCCTGAATGGTTCGGGATGATCGACGCTGGGGCTGTGCAGGAAGCGTTAAACGCGATTCCCGGCAGGGCTACCGTTCGCATCAACAGCGGGGGCGGTGGGGTCGATGAAGGAATTGCCATTTACGAAATGCTGCGGCGACACCCCGGCGGCGTTGACGTTGTCGTTGACTCTTCGGCCTATTCGATTGCTTCCGTGATTATGCTTGCGGGCGAATCGTTGACGATGGCAAGGGGTGCGGCGGCTATGCTGCATTCCCCGTGGATGATGTTCGCGTCGGGCAACGCCAAAGAGCTTCGCAAGATCGCAGACATGCTAGAGACGAGCGAGGAACGCCTAGTGTCAATCTACGAGGACGCATTCGCCAAACGCGACAAGCGAAAGGACCGCGAAGAAATCAAGGCGATACTAGACGCCGAAACGTGGTACACAGCACAGCAGGCACTAGATGCCGGGCTGATCGATGCAATTGACGGGCAGGCGGTAGAGCCCGTGGCGGCAAAGTATCGCAACATCCCGGCAGCAATTGCACGAGCCCAAAAGGCAGGCGACCGGACGCCGTACCCGTTCGCACGCGAATCGGCAAAGTTGAGGCTCAGGAAAAACAGTTGACAAGCGGTAGCAATTTGCTACCGTAATAGCACACGACGACTCTATCGCATTCTGGCAACTCGTTAGCGGCCGGATTCGATTGGCGGCGATTTGGACAAACACCAAACCGCGGCCGATTAAATCCAGGCCGTTTGGCTTTTTAGGACATGATCGGCCGCCAATCAAAAGGCTGATCATGGAATTAAAAGCACGAATCGAAGGGCTGCAAGCCAAGCGGAATGAACTATACGCCGAAGCCGAAGCAATCTTAGCGGTTGCCAAAGACGCCGACCGCGATCTTACCGGCGACGAATCGGCACGGCTTGTTGCCATTCAGGGCAAGAGCGAAGGCGACCTCGGAGAGCTTGGGGCGGTCGACGCACAGCTCAAGCAATGGCAGCATGTCGCCACCCGCAT